GTCAGGGGACATGAAGTTGGTTTCAGCCTCCCAAGCACCAACCACTCCCCTGCCGGGGGCCTTTCCACGGAGGCTGTGATGCCCACAGTCCCCATGCAGGAAGAGGAAGATGAAAGGAGTTTGGTGAATCAAATAGATCCGAATAAGTTTGATTGGAGAAGGTTGCAGAGTAGTATACCGGGAGTACCAAGTTTGAGTTATATAGGAAATTATTGGATCAGAAGGGCGACGGGAGATATATTCTTCCCGATGGAGCGGCACCTGAGGTCGAAGGCAACGGAAGAGGCTATAAGGAAGATAGATGCCGTACGATGACCTATATGAAAAGCACGGGAATCGCACGGGCATCGATGCGGCGTATATAAAGCGTGTTGCGCAAATAGAGAATAGCGAGAGGGCCGGGGGCTGCACAGGAAGTTACTGTGGGATAATGCAGTTGTCGGAGAGTGAGTTTCGAAGAGGAGGAGGCACCGGGAGCAGGTTTGATCCTGAGCAGAGCATCATGGCCGCCACGAATATATGGCAACAGCAAGCCTTGGCGTTCAAGGAGAAGTACGGCAGAGATCCAACTCACGGCGAAAGATACCTTATGCACAACCAGGGGGTTGGCGGGCTCGACGCCCATATGGCGAATCCTGACCGGCCCGCATGGCAGAATATGTATTCCACAGGGGAAGGGCAGAAGAAAGGCCAGGGGTGGTCCAAACTTGCCGTTAGGTTAAATACTCCCGGAGGCGGCGGTGAGAATATCACAAGTCAAGAGTTTATGGATAGGTGGGATAAGAAGTTCGCCGGTGTAGAGACTGCCCAGCATGAACCTACGGGAATGCCACAGCAGGCGGAGGAAATGGGGGAGCACGAGATGGCGGGCCTCCCTACGGAGGAAATTGGGGAGAAGGACAGAGAGACTGGTGGGAAGATGGTAAGTGGGAGGGGCGCCGCTGACGTTGCGCAGCAAAGCATGCTAGGGGAATTGTTGGATGCAGAGCAGGAAATGAAGGGGCCGGTCTCCAAACTCCAAATCCCGAAACTTAACCCGTCCTTCAATTACCCGGCGTGAAGAAGATAAAGAACTGGAGGAAGTTTCTAAAGGCTTGGTTAAGGTGGATGAAGGAACGCAAGCGTGGCCGTAAGTAACGGCAGATTCCAGTATCCTGAGAAGGATTGGGCCGTCGGAAAGATGAGGACCCGGCGATTCGTCATGGAGGAGAGGAAGTCTGGCCTGCCGTTTGAAGGGAAGATGAGAGGAGAGCAGGGTGGCGGAGGGCCGCCCATGTTAGGGAAGTCTCTAGGAAAGCCTACTGCTGCGCCGCCCGCTTCTGGCGTGAAACCATCAGAGATCTCCAAATATGAACCTGATGTGAAATACACCAGCCGGCAGTCGAGTGAGCTGAAGCCAATCGATTGGATGGAACTGCAAAATAAATACGTCCCAAAATCCTACTTGACTCAGGCGGATCCATCAACTCAGCAAAGAGCAAGGGGGCAAGGTTACAATCCAGAATATCCTATCTATAAGGGAGGATGGAGATCCGACCCTTACGAACGTCCACTCCCTGATCCCAGCAAGAAAAGCTCTGAGAGAGGTCTCTTCTTCTCTGAAGATCCGGAAGTTGCTAGATGGTATGCTGCAAGTGGCAGAGCGGCTGAATTCGTAGCCAGACCAAAGAACCCAGCAATGATTGATTTCAAGGGTCGAGTTTATGATCATAATACAATGGATAAGGTAGTTGAAGATGCCAGGAGGGCTGGCCACGATGCAGTGGTGATAAGAAATGTTGTTGATGTTGGAGGCACGCCAGAGGGGATCCAGACTCAAATCGTCATTACTGACCCTAAACTCGTCAGAGCCCCCACTGCGAAGTTCGACCCCGAATCTATGCATCTCGGAGATCTCCTATCCTCCATCGTTGCTGGTGCAGCAGTTAGCGGTGCAGCAGTTAAAACTCTCTCTCCCGGTAAAGAAGAGTAATGCCTTATGAATACAACTCTTCTCTCCTGGCTCGCCGACACTTCCCACGACCCTCACGCTTTTGTAATGGGCGCCTTTCCGTGGGGAGAGAAGGATTCTCGCCTTTCTGGCTTTCCGAATGGCCCGGAGCCATGGCAAAAGGACATCCTCAACCTGATCCGTGACGGGTTGGTGGATGTTAATCGGGCCATTCAGTTGGCGGTGGCCTCAGGCCATGGGATAGGAAAAACCGCCCTTGTCTCGTGGATTATCCTCTGGGCCCTGAGCACCAAACCGGACACCAGAGGCGTGGTCACCGCCAACACTGAAACTCAGCTCCGCACGAAAACTTGGGCCGAACTCGGCAAGTGGTTCCATATGTTCTTGGCCAAGGACTTCTTCTCCCTTACCGCTACAGCTATCTTCGCAAAGGACAGCGCCCATGAGCGAACATGGCGGATTGATATGGTGCCGTGGAGCGAACGCAACACTGAGGCCTTTGCTGGTCTTCACAATAAAGAGCGTCGGATATTGGTCGTATTTGACGAGGCCTCAGCTATACCAGACATTATCTGGGAAACCACGGAGGGCGCCCTTACCGACGCTAATACGGAGATCATTTGGTGTGTCTTTGGAAACCCTACGAGAAACACTGGAAGATTCAGGGAGTGTTTTCCCGGTCAACGTTACGCTAAGGCTTGGAGAGCCCGTCAGATCGATTCTCGTGAGGTTAGCCTCACCAACAAAGCCCAGCTTTCCTCCTGGGTCGATGTCTATGGAGAAGACAGTGACTTCGTCAGAATCCGTGTCCGTGGCGTATTTCCCCGTACAGGTGAGATGGAGTTCATCTCGGCGGAAGATGTTGATGGGGCGGCCCAAAGAGAAACCTCCTACCTCCTCTCCGATGCCCTTGTCATAGGAGTTGACGTTGCTCGTTATGGCGGTAACGAGACTGTTATTTGGTTCAGGAAAGGTAGGGATGCTAAAAGCATCCCTCCTATTCGTATGCGTGGAAGTTCTACTGTTGAAGTTGCTGGCAAAGTTTCTGAAGTATATCATCGTTACCGTGTCGATGGCATTTTTATTGACGGCGGTGGTGTTGGAGGTGGCGTTGTCGACAATTGCCGTGCTCTGCACTTATTTGTATTTGATGTTCAATTCGGTTCGAAACCGGAAGGAATAGGTTGGGCCACAGGTAATGAAGGTGAAAGGTATGCAAATAAGCGAGCTGAAATGTGGGGAGCCATGCGTGCATGGTTGAAGACAGGATCTATTCCCGCTGATCCTGACTTGAAGGCCCAGCTCGTTGGCCCAACCTACACTTACAACCTCCAAAACCAAATAATTCTTGAAAAGAAAGAAGATATGCTGAAGAGAGGACTGGAGAGCCCGGACCTTGCAGATGCTCTCGCGCTGACCTTCGCCCTTCCCGTCGCTGCGCATCAACATGCCGGGGGCGAACTTCCTGCCAAACCTCTCATCGAAAGCGAATACAATCCCTTTGACGTTAGCATGATCTACTCCGACAAACCTAAGGATCCAGCATGGTTAAACCAATAACCTCCTTCTTCTCCCATGTTTTTGGTGGAGGCGGTACGCCTTCCGCACCCGCCGCCCCAACAGTTGCCCCCGTCCCTCCGCCGCCAGCCGCCCCAACAGTTGCACAACTTCCGCCCGCACCGCCCGCACCACCGTCTCTCACTCCAACCACGCAAACTAGGATTTCCCAAGCCACACCAACGGCCCTTGGGCAAGCCGCCCTCGCAGGCCAAACACAGAAGAGGAGTCTATTGGGATAATGCCACAAGTACCACAACTCGACCCAAGTCAAGTAGCCAACCCACCAGGTTTGATGGGAGGTGAAGGATTGACACCAGAGCATGTTCTCCGAGCCGCATCGAACATGCACAACCGTGGACAGCTGATAGAAGGGGGTGAGCAGAAGAGTTTAGCTTTCGGCGGCAAGGGAAGTGTTGTCCGCATGCCGCACAGAATGAAGGGGCCATCACAGCGTGGATCCCGTTGACCAAGACCTCTTCCGTCACGTCAACGAGAGGCTGCTCGGCCTTCGTGTCAATCGCTATTCTTGGTGGGTCCATGCCCGCGAACTTGCTGACTTCCTTCTACCCCGGCGGTATAAATGGTTGATTACTCCGAATATGATGACTCGTGGTTCCCCTATCAATCAGCACATCTTGGATTCAACTGGGACCCTAGCTGCCCGGAATCTTGCTTCGGGGATGATGTCAGGTATCTCCTCGCCTACGAGGCCATGGTTCCGTTTGAAAGTGGGCCGGCAAGATTCAACGCAAACCTCGCCCACTTCACTTTGGCTGGCGGAATGCGAAAGACTAATGATGCTTGTCTTCCAGGACTCCAATTTCTACAATTCACTTGCGATTGTATACTTCGATCTAGTTATCTTTGGGACGGCGGTGATGTTGATTTATGAGGACTTCGATAACGTAATCCATTGTTACAACCCTTGCTTCGGGGAATACTACGTGGATAATGATGGAAAGTACCGGCCGCTAATATTTTTTAGAGAGTTTACCATGACCGTCGACCAATGTGTCGATCAGTTTGGCGCCGAGAACACATCTCCACAAGTGCAGCAACTATACAAGGAGGGAAAGGCTGCATTAACCAGGGAGATTATTGTAGCCCATGGAATCGAACTCAACAACGACGGAAGGAAGTTCGGAATCCCAGAGCACTTCAAATTCAGGGAAGTCTACTGGGAATGGGGAGGGTCCGTATATCCTCAAGGAGGGTATGCCAACATCCACCAAGGCTTCCTCAGGAAAAGGGGCTTTCACGAGGCTCCCCATATTGCTGTTAGATGGGATCTTGTTAGTAACGATGCTTATGGCCGCTCTCCTGGTATGGATGCTCTACCTGACGTGAAGCAACTACAGCAGGAAGTGCGGCGGAAGGCACAGGCAATTGACAAACTCGTAAACCCGCCAATGGTTGCGGATGTGCAATTAAAGAACCAGCCAGCTTCGCTTCTCCCCGGAGGCGTAACTTACGTCTCCGGTATGATGCAGACAGGGAACCAAGGCTTCTCCACGGTTTACGGCAATTGGCGCCCAGACATCGCCGGCATTTCGGAGGACCTAAATGAAATACGTGAGCGCATCCGCAAAGTATTTTTCAATGACATCTTTCAAGTCATTTCTCAATTCGAAACTCGATCTAACGTCTCTGCTACTGAAATTGATGCTAGGAGATCCGAGGCTCTGGTAATGCTCGGCCCGGTCCTTGAAAGGATTGAATATGAGCTGCTGTCTCCTATCATCGAGCGAACCTTTGCAATTATGTCTAGGGCCGGAGTTCTGCCGCCAGCCCCAGCTGAGATTGCCGGGGCTAACATCGACATTGAATACGTATCAATGCTCAGTCAAGCACAGCAGGCTACGGCTACTTCTGGAATCGAGCGGATTCTACAACTTGCGGGGGGACTCGTTGGAGTTGATCCCAGCGTCATGGACAACATCGATATTGACTATACTATCGAAAAATACTCCACTTTAATGAACAACGACCCGAGGATGATCCGCTCTCCACAACAGTTGCAGGCAATCCGGCAACAGCGGCAGCAAGCGCAGCAGCAACAGCAGCAGATGCAGATGGTGGAGAATGCATCGAAACTCGCAGCAGGTGCAAAGAATCTCTCTGACGTCGATGTTGGCGGCGGCCAGAATGCAATACAGGCAATGTTGGGGCAATGACGAAAGTCCTATCCGTCCGAGTGACAGATGAGGAGTTCAGTAAGTTTCACGAGAAGTGTGAAGATATAGGCGTGTCTGCGCAGGAAATGCTTCACGCATGCGTAACTGACGTAATCTTCGGAGAAGACTATGGCGTTCAACGCAGGGAATCGGAAGGATGTCCGAGAAGCTGAAAAGCATCGAAAGACATGGGACCAGCAGCAGCGAGAAATTATGGTCGGCATTATGTCACTCGCCCCCGGACGGAGGTGGATGTGCGACCTGCTCGAGCACTGCCATGTCTTTGGTACTTCCTTCAGCCTCAACGGTCTTGGGATGGCCTTCAACGAGGGTCAGCGAGAGATTGGGCTTCGACTTATACTGGCTATTAATGAAGCCTGTCCAGATCAATACGTCACAATGATGAGGGAACGAAATGAGCGATCAACCAGTAGAGCAGACGGCAACGGGGCAGATAGCGGACCAGGGCCAGACGACACAGGCAGAGACGACTCCGCAGACTTCGACTACAGAAGAGAAGTCGATAGTTAATCAAGATGGGAGGTCCCTTGCCAATCAAACGGTATCAGGGGCTCCAGAAAAGTATGAGGCATTCACTGCGCCCGAGGGCTTCTCTATCGATGAAGATACCACCAGAGAAGTTGGGGACATGTTCAAGGGAATGAACCTGACCCAGGCGGACGCTCAGAAACTCGTTGATTACTACTCCTCGAAGAGTTTGGAGGCGATGAATGCGCCATACGAAGCATGGAGAAAGACCCAGGAGGAGTGGGTCAAGCAGGTCAGAGCAGATCCTCAGATTGGATCCAGAATCAATGAGGTTACCCAAACCATTGCAAAGGCTATCGACGGGCTTGGTGATGCCAAATTGGCGGCAGATTTCCGTGCGGCAATGGATTACACCGGCGCTGGCAATCACCCCGCATTCATCAAGGCCCTTTACAAAATGGCACAGAAAGTGACCGAAGGTGGCTTTGTCCAAGGTCGTGGACCTTCCCCCGCCGGTCAGCAACCAGACAGAACCGCCCGCACAGGTGCGAGGGCGATGTATCCGAACTTATCGTGATAAATGTCAAAAATACCAGACGACAAACCCGATAGTAAAGATCCCGAGGATCATCAACCTAATAACGGGCGTGAGAATAAGTTTCCTAGGGATCCTGATAGTGGCATGGAGATGTTTAGGCAGCGAATACGCAGAGAGGAGCAGCAGAAGGCAAAGAATGAGCTGGATTTAGAGAATATTATGAAGCAACTTCGAGACTTATGTAGGCAATCAGCGCATATTGCGGCAAATCTTAGAGACAAATGGCCAAAGGAATGAATTCATTAGACCATTTTTAGCCCAGCCCCAGAGGGGATGAACGGCATAGCCCAGATGGGATAAAGAGAGGAGAACTCAAACATAGGAGAGCCTTAAATGGCTGTGATTGGATCTACGGCATTAACCTATGCCGACTGGGCTAAAAGGCTTGATGATGGCTA